TGCACCGCGAGAACGAGGTCTACCTCCTTCCCCGGGGCGGGGCGAAGACGACCTGGGACAACACGATCCTGTGCGCCTGGATGACGGGGAAGTTCCCCGACATCCGCATCGGGATGGTCAGCAACACGGACACCCAGGCCAAGGACTTCAGCCGGGCGATCAAGTACACCATCGAGCAGAATGCGGCTCACCGGACGGTCTTTCCCGAGAGCAAGCCCTCATCGGCCAAGTGGACCGACAAGGAATGGCTCTGCGCCGGATCCCGCTGGCTGGGATCCAAGGACGTCACGATGTTCGCTGTCGGCGTTGGTGGCGCGATCATCAGCAAGCGTTTCGACCTGATCCTGATGGACGACATCCTCGACGAGGAGAACACCCAGTCGGTTGATCAGCGCGAGGCGGTCGAGGTCTGGTTCAAGAAAACTCTGAAACCTTGCCTGGCGCCGGACGGCGTCGTTGTTGTCATCGGGACACGCTGGGGCGAAGAGGACCTCTACGAGCAGTTCATGAAGCCGACCTACGACGGCGGCTTCGGCTGGAAGAGCCATGTCGTCGCAGCCCTGACCGAGGACGAGCGCGGCCGGCTCGTCTCGTACTGGCCCGAATACTGGTCCGTGGACCGGCTCCTCAAGGAGAAGGAGGAGATGGGCTCGGCCCTCTTCGCCTGCTCCTACCAGAACGACATCAGCGGCCTCCTCGAGGGCAACATCTTCCACGGACCGTTCAGTCACTTCGACGTCTTGCCGGCGGGAAAGTTCACCCTCCGCATGGGTGTGGACCTCGCAAGCTCGATCAAGGAGCGAGCCGACTACACCGCCCGCGTCACCACGGCCGAGAACCTCGAGACCGGCGACTTCTACGTCCTATCGGCCTACCGCGACAAGCGCGAGAGCCACCACGCGGAGTTCGTCTACGACGGCTGGATGGCCTACCCGAACATCGGCCTGGTCATCGTCGAGAGCCAGCAGTTCCAGTCCACCCTGATCCAGGAGGTCATGGCGACCTACCCCAGGATCCCCATCGAGGGCAAGAAGGCGGACGTGGACAAGGTCACCAGGGCCAGGGCCGTGGCCGCGAAGTACGAGGCCCACAAAGTCCACCACCACACTTCTCTGCGCGGGACAGCCTTCGAGGTCGAGCTCCTGTCCTTTCCCAAGGGCCATGACGACTTCGTCGATGCCCTGGGGTACTCGATGGACATGGGCGGCGATACCTTCTTCTTCGGAAGCCTGAAGCGTTGACGCCTAACTTTGGCGTTGTTAGTCGTCGATTTTGCATGAGGTGATGATGAGCGAGCAGATGCCCGAGCGGGCGTGGACCGAATACGAGTTCAGAGACGGGAAGCGCCTCGTGCCCGATTACATCGCGGCACTGCTCTTTGGCATCGAGACGCACCGTCTCACCTATGAAGAGGCCATCGCGGCGGCAAACGCCAAGGCCGAGACCGATTTCCTCAACGCCCAGCAGGACCGTGTTCTTGCGGCGCACTTCAAGGAGCTGCGCTGATGGGCGTCATCTCGGACATCCTGACCCGGTCGTACCGGACTAGCCCCAAGAACCTTCCACCGGGCAGCGCCAACCTGATCTTCCAGGAGCGCGGGAAGGTCGGGAAGTCGAGCTCGAGCCTGTTTCGCAACTGGGCCGAGCACTCGGAGTGGATCCGGGCCGCGATCAACGTCCGCAAGGCCCAGGTCTCCTCAGCCGAGTGGGACATCGTTGCCTTCGATCAGACGAAGCCCATCAAGGAGGGCCTCCAGGCCGAGCTGCGCGACCTGTTCACCAGGCCGAACCTGGCCGTGGAGTCCTTTCGGTCATGGGTCGAGCCGATCATCGAGGACATCCTGGTTCTCGATGCGGGGTCCATCGAGAAGGAACGGACTCTCGGCGGCACCATCGCCTTCCTCCATGCTGTGGACGGGGCCAAGGTCAAGGTCAGTGCCCTGTGGGATGGAGATCCAGACGAGACCCGTTACTGGTGGGTCCCGGCGCCGACATACGAGGTCCCGTTCCGCAACGAGGACCTCGTCTACATCATGGCGAACCCCCGAACCTATTCGGTTGTCGGGCTGTCGCCCCTCGAGACCCTGAAGATGACCGTTGACGCCGAGCTCAACGGATCCATGTACAACACGCGCCAGGTCACCAACGCCGCCCCGGACGGGATGCTGGACCTTGGCGAGGGAGCCCGGCCGGAACAGGTCGAGGGCTTCAAGTCGTACTGGCAGTACGAGGTGGCCGGCAGGGGAGCGATGGCGTTCCTGGGTGGCACGAAGGGCGCGAAGTTCATCCCGTTCCGTGGCTCGAACCGGGAGATGCAGTACCGGGAGTGGCTCGACTACCTCGTGCGGAAGATCTGCGCCGTCTACCTGATCTCACCGCAGGACATCGGCCTCTCGTTCAACATCAACCGCTCCGAAGGAGAGATCCAGCAGGAGCTGACCCAGGATCAGGGGCTGCGACCGTTGCTCGCCCTCGTCCAGGACTACTTCACTCGGGAGATCGTCTGGGATGACTCGTATGGAGGCACCGCGAACAACCTCGCCTTCCGCTTCACTCGCCTGAACATCAAGGAGTCCATGTCCAAGGCCAACATCAACAAGTTGGCGCTCGCAGGCATGCCTTACAAGACGGTGAACGAAGCGCGGCAGGACGAAGGTCGCCCTCCCCTCGGGGACATCAACGACGAGTCCAACCCGAACAACAAGCTCATGGCGAACACGCCCCTTGGCGTCGTGACGGTCGATGAGGTCCTCACGGCCAAGGAAGTCGCCACCCCGCCGCCCGCTCCGGCTGCGGGCCAGTCGTCGGGCTCCAAGCCCAAGACTCCAGCCAAGTAACCGGCCCCGGGCCCAGCACAGGAGTCACAAATGGCCGCAACCCTCACGCTTGGCGTGTCAACCGGGTCTACGCCGACCGTCGCCGACGCGGTGACCGGCATCGACCTGATCTCGGCCGACAACAGCACCAACACCCTGGCGAACCGCCAGGCCAACCCGATCACGGTCGGAACCAACTCCTACGAGAAGTGGATCCGGCTCAAGATCGCAGCCACCCCGACGAACTACGTCCAGTCGTTCAAGGTGTGGTTCAACAGCACCGTGGACACCAGCACCACGCTGTTCTTCACGGGCGCGTTCGTGACCTACTACCAGGCATCGACGCGGACCACCATCTCCAATGTGGACGCCACGGGCTTCACGTCGGGCAACAAGGCCACCTGGGACCTGGCGTCGTACACCTCCGCTCAGACGGGCGTGTACACCAAGTACCTCGTCCTCCAGCTCGCCGTCGCCTCGACGGCCGGCCCTGGAAACTGGACGCAGCAGACGGTGAACTACTCCTACGATGAGGCGTAGACTTACCACTAGGTTGTAAGCATGTCAAGTTCATAGGTAGTCCAAATGGACGCGGAACGTACTTGCAACTGAGTTGTATGTATGTTATCGTGGCTGGATGGACAACATGGAACTGGCCTACCTCGCGGGCTTCGTCGATGGCGAGGGATCCATCGCGGTCGGGGTGAACTGGCGAAAGGGGAAGCGGGTCTGGTATCTGCGTTTCTCCGTTCATCAGGTCGCACCCCGACCGCTCCAGCGCCTCCAGGCTCGTTTCGGTGGTTCGATCCGCCGAAACGAGCGGACGGGCAACCAGCGCTCGATCTACGAGTGGGTGGCCGCGAACCAGATAGCGGCATCAGCCATCACGGCGTTGCGCCCCTACCTAGATGTCAAGGCAGAAGAAGCCGACGTGGCGCTCGAGTTTCAGGCACTTGCGCTACCACGCGAGGACCGCTGGCGCGGCCTGAGCGAGGAGGATCACGCATCACGTCGAGTGCTGTACGAACGGATGCAAGAACTGAAGCGGGTCACGTCGGATTGGCTTCCCGACAAGACCGTGCCGCAGCGGGGCACTCGCTCCGCCAACGGCGACATCCTCAAGCCGAAGCCCACTTCCAAGGTCCGCCACAAGGTCGCGGCCCCCGTGAAGTCCACGGGCTACAACCGTGGCAAGAAGCCGGATGCTATCGACCTCGACCAGCGTTACGCCAATCTCGGTGCGAACGAGACAGCTCGGTCCTACGGCGTCAGCCGTCAGACCCTCTACAACTGGCTCGACTCCTACGGCATCCCTCGCCAGGGCCGGACCCCTGCGTCGGAGGCTCGCCGCAAGGCTGCGAGTGCGGCATCGTGGACAACGGAGGAACGGTGAAGTACCTGTCGCACGCGACGTTCATCCGCCAGGTCGTCCTGCCCTTTCGGGCAGAGTTCGACACCTTCAGTCAACGGACTGGCGGAGACGGCCTCTTCCACTTCGGAAACGACCTCCTGGGACCCGTTGACGCCGAGGTCCTGTACTCGGTCATCCGCTACAAGAAACCCGACCTCGTCATCGAGATCGGTGCGGGCTGGTCCACCCTCCTGATCCGCGAGGCCCTTCGCGAGAACGGCTCGGGGCTGGTGGAGTCTTACGATCCTGCCGCTCCCGACTTCCTGCCCGATGCCCACAGGGCTGATGCGAGCGAGGCCCCCTTCTATATGCTCAAGGAGGGCAACATCCTCTTCGTGGACGGTAGCCACATCCGTTCCCCCGGATCGGACGTCGATCTCATGTTCTCGACCGTTTTGCCCTCCCTGCCGGACGGTGTCTGGGTCCACTTCCACGACATCTTCCTGCCGGATGCTTACCCGGCCTCGTGGTCCTCCCGGAACTACGACGAGCAGGACCACCTGTCGAAGTTCGTCGAGGCCAACCCGGAATGGTCCGTGCTCTTCTCGGCGCACCACGCGCAGGCCACCATCCCGGAGTCGCTGGAGAAGGCATTCCGCAGTTACGACGAGACACGCTGGCCGGGCAGTTTTTGGATGCGGAGGAAGTCGTGAAGACCGTTCTCGTAACCGGTGGCAACGGGTTCATCGGGCGCTATGTCGTAGAGGAGGTCGCCAGACGTGGATACCACGCCACGGTCTTCGACACCCGGTACCGGGAGCCAGCAGCGGGAGCAGACCTCGTCCTCGGAGACATTCGGGACGCCACTTCGGTTACCGAGGCCGTCGCCCACGCAGATGGAGTCATCCACCTGGCTGGCGTACTCGGTACCCAGGAGACGATCAAGAACCCTCGCCCTGCTGCGGAGACGAACATCCTCGGGGGGCTGAACGTCCTCGAGGCATGCGCCCAGTACGACGTGCCTCTGGTCAACATCGCCGTCGGCAACTTCTGGATGAACAACACCTACTCGATCACCAAGAACACGGTCGAGAGGTTCGTGGAGATGTTCGTCCGCTTCCGGGGCAGCAGGATGACCGTTGTCCGCGCTCTGAACGCCTACGGGCCTCGCCAGATGGCGGCAGCTCCCTTCGGGCCGTCCAAGGTCCGCAAGATCATGCCCTCCTTCATCTGCCGGGCCCTCACCGGTCAGCCGATCGAGATCTACGGTGACGGGAGCCAGGTCATGGACATGATCTGGGTCGGTGACGTCGCCCGCATCCTCGTCGCGGCCCTCGAGAAGACAGCGGCCGATCCCATTGCCCATCTCGTCACCTACGAAGCCGGGACCGGACGCCAGACGACCGTCAACGACATCTCCGCCATCGTGGCCGGTGAAGTCTCGGCCTTGACCAGCAAGCACGTCGAGATCACCCATCTCCCGATGCGCTCGGGGGAGGACGAGAAGTCGGTGGTCGTGGGTGACCCCTCTACGCTCGATCCCCTCGGGATCTCTGATCTCACGGCCCTCGAGACCGGGGTGAAGAAGACCGTCGCCTACTACTACGCTCTCCTGTTGGCGGAGGGACTCTTGGGGTGATCGTGGACGTCTTCATGTTCGATGACGAGTTCGACATGCTGGAATGCCACCTCTACCAGTTGGCGGGCATCGTGGATCGCTTCATCGCCGTGGAGGGCAATACCTCTTTCACCGGGATCCCCAAGAGGTTCCACCTCTCGGACAACCTGGAGCGCTTCAAGGGCTACCCGCTCGAGGTCATGAAGGTGGACATGACCGGGCCCACCGGTCCGGTTCTCGAGAGACCCTGGATGACCCCGGGCACGATCGACAACTGGTGGCGCGAGAGCGTCCAGCGCAACGG